AACACGCTCGGATCGATCGTCTCTGGCATCAAGGACGTGGTCGTCAGCGCCCTGTCCAACGCTGGAAGCTGGCTCGTCGAATCCGGCAAGTCGATCATCAACGGTCTCGTCTCCGGCATCAAGAACGCGATCGGCGGAGCGGTCAACGCCGTCAGCAATGCATTGTCGTCGATACGAGACCTCTTCCCGTTCAGCCCCGCGAAGAAGGGCCCGTTCTCCGGCAGGGGATGGGTCCTGTACTCCGGCCGGTCCATCCCCGCCGCGTTCGCCCAGGGCGTCGAGGACAACGCCGGCAAGGCCGAGAACGCGGTGCGCGACGCGATGAGCCGCGCCCAACAGGCCGCCGACAACGTCAGGCTCGCCTACACGACCGTCGCCACACCCCCGCGGATGCCGACGACCGCCACGCCACCCGCCACGACGGGAGACAACGGCACGAACGTGACCATCGACATCGACGCTCGCGGCATGAACCCCGACGACATGTTCAACGTGCTCAACCTGCGCGCCCAACGGGCCGCAAGCGGATGGGGAGGATAACGGATGACCCGCATCACCATCATCAGCCCGGACGACACCATCGTCCTGCGAGACGACTACCGGTGTCGCCACCACGTATGCGCCATCAAGAAGGACGGGATCACCGGACTGTTCGGCACGCCGGCGGTCCGAGAGACGCCCGCCGACAGGCCTCAGGAGGACGGAGCGTACTGGCCGAGCCGGCTCACCCAGAAACCGCGCAGCATCGGCCTCGACTGCGTCATCCGCGGCCTGTCCAGCGTCGAGGCCGCCCAAGCCCGCGACCGCATCAACGCGCTCGCGGGCAAGGAGCTGACCATCGTGGAGCACACGGCGGCCGGCCGACGCATGCTGACCGGGTTCCTGGCGGCCGACCCGGAGCCGATGATGCGCTGGCATGAGCAGGGGTTCGAGTTCGGGCTCGTGATCTCCTGCCCCGACCCGTTGAAATACGGGGAGCCGGTCACGTTCGTCACGTCCGGAGGCGTCTGCCGCGTGACGAACTCCGGCACCGCTTCGACATGGCCGACGGTGTCGGTGTCCGGGCACGTGACCTCGCTGCGTCTCACGATGGGGGACGGTGAGGTCCGGTGGGAAGGCGACGCGGAAGACCTGGAGCTCGACTTCCGCGACATGTTCCCGTCGTCCGGGACGGTGACCAAGGACCTCGCGTTCCGCATCCCGCCCGGCACGAGCACGGTGACGGTGCGGGCCGACGCCGGAAGCACGGTCTCGATGACCGTCAGACCGGCATGGAGGTGATCTCATGCCAAACCTGACCGCATTGACCGTGCACGCGTACGACATCGCTACCGGAGCCCACCTGTCACGACTGCCATACACGGCGTGCTCATGGACCGACAGCATCAACGAGCCGGGCAGCATGAGCGTCTCCATCGACTATTCGCTCACGGCGGTCACACAAGGCATACGCGACATGCTGAAATGCTGGCGCGTGATCCTGGCCGTCCAACGCGGCGCGAAGGTCCTGCACGCCGGACCGTTGACCGATTTCGACTGGGACGCGGAAACCCGACGCCTATCGCTGACCTGCGGCGGAGGCCTCACGCTCCTGACGAAACGACTCGCCATCAACGCGCGCCTCAAAGACGCATGGAATGACCGGAGCGTCCTGACCGACGAACAGCACGCGGCCGGCGACCTCGCCTTCACCCTGACCGGCTCGTACCCGGACATCATCCGCGGACTCGTCGCCGAGGCGATAAAGTGGGGACCCCTGCCAATCAGCCTCCCGCCGGCGGAAGGCGGATCGTACACGCGCACCTGGTACGCGTGGGACCTCGCCACCATCGCCGACCGGATCCAGGACATCACGAGCCTCGAGGACGGGCCGGAGACACGGTTCGACCCCCGGGCCGCAGACGACGGGTCGCTCGTCTACGACCTCAGATGCGCTTCGGAGATCATGGACCACGCATGGCGGTGGAACGCCATCGTTCCCGGGCAACGCGTCATCTACCAGGGACTCTCCGGCGACGGCTCGTCCATGACCAGCCAGGTTTGGCTCACCGGTGGCAAGGACGACGACAAGACCCTCATGTGCAGGCGCACGAGCGGACTGGACACCACCGGCATGCTCCTGATGACCGCGGACACCTCCCACACCACCGTCAGCTACATGAAGACACTCCAGCAATGCGCCATCGGCGACCTCGAACGACACGCATGGCCGGCCGAGACCCACAAACTCAAGGTCGGCGAAGAACACGACGTGAGGGTCGGCGACACCATCGACCTGACCATCGGGGACGACTACATGGGCGTCACGACACTCAACCTCCGCGCCACCGACATCAGCGGTGACGCGTCAAGCGACTGGGTCACCGTCCAGGCTCAGGAAAGGACCGATTGATGAGCGACACTGGTATGACTCCCGTCCCGTTGACGGCCGCGGGAAGCACTGCCGTATGGTGCGGCGACGAAGTCACTGCCGGCGCGGGCGCGTCGGACACGGCCCACCGGTACTCCACGCTCGCCTCGACCATGCTCGGCCTCGAGGAGCGCAACCAGGCGGATGCCGGCGCGGGGTGGATGGTCGACGGGAACACGCTCACGGGCCAGCTCGACGCGGCCGCCTCGGGATCTACGGGCGTGACGGTGGGCTACGTGTTCCTCATGGCCGGTCTGCTGGATTCGTTCGCCAATGTGGCCGGCATGCAGCAGGCAGTCGCGGACACGATCGCGCACGCCGCCGCTCTGTTCCCCGGGGCGCGGATCGTGGTGGGCTGCGGGCCCGGCTGCATCCCCGCCGGCACGGACGACACGACGGTGTCGAACCAGGCGCACGTGCTGACCGCGATCAGGCTCGCGGCCGACCAGGCCGGCGCCTTGTGCATCCCGGACATGCGCGCCATCTGCGGCAACGACCCCGACTTGCACGCCGACGGCATCACCCCCAACGACACGGGCCACGCCCTGCTCGCCCAGACCATCGAACAGGCGGTGCGCGAGGACCAGGGCGAACCGGTCGACACCCCGGTCACCGACCTCAAACGCCGCTACGTCAGCGGCCTGAACGACATGCTCACCAGACAGGTCAGAACCCAACGCCGCCGTGAGGCGGAGAAGCGCGAGGCGAACCGGCCCACGGGCACCGAGCTGACCCAGTTGACCTCGAAGCTGGACGCGCTGACCCGCGCGCAGGGATTGCAGCAGGTCATCCTCCAGCAACAGCAGGAACAATTGCGGAAACAGCAGGAGATGCTCGACCGGCAGCAGCAGCAACTCAAGCAGCAGCAGGACGCGCTCGCCAGTCAGCAGGAACAGCTGAAGCAGCAGCAGGAGCAGTTGTCGGGTGTGGTGGGCCAGCAGGGGAGCACGCTCGCCTCGTTGCAGTCGTTGACGGCCCGGTTGGACACGATCCAGAACCAGACGTTGCAGACGATCGGCGTGAACCTGCAGACCCTGTTCAATCGCACGGACCAGCTGCTCGACCGCGTGCAGGCGCTCGAGGACCGTGGAAGCGTCGGCGCGTGACAAGGAAGGAGACGTGAGTCATGGCGACTGTGGGTAGGCGGGTCGGGCGTCTGGACGTGCGCCTGGTGCGTGGGGACAGCGAGCGTTTGGGTGGCCGGTGGCGGCAGAGGTATCCGGACGGGACCGTGAAGGCGGTGGATCTGAGCTCGTGGAGCGGCGTGGTCGAACTGCGCAGTCCGGATGGTTCGGAGTTGTGGTATTCGCGTGCGTGCGGGGAGATGACATCGGACGGGTATGCGATCGCGGACATCCCGCCTTCGGCGTTCGCGGACGCGGTGTGGGCGTCGCGCCGGTGCGGTCAGTGGAAGGTCACGGTCACGTCGCCGGACGGCGGGACGAAACGCACGTTGGGCTGGGGCTATTACGCCCTGTCGGATTGAAAGTCTCGCGAAAGGATTTGATATGACGGAGCAGATAGTGGACATCATGGAGGCGAACATGCCCGTGTCGTCGGACGTGGCGGCCGTGGCGAGGTCGGCAGGCGGCGCGGCGGGTTTGGAGGCGGGTCGCACGGCGGCCTCCGAACTGGCCGGGGACATGCGTGACCGTCTGAACGCCCTGTCGTCCCGTTTGGACATGGTCATCGCGTCCGGGTCGGATGGCGGGGACGTGGGAACCGAGTTGAGGGACGTGCGCGTGGGCGCGGACGGGACAACGTACGGGGCGGCCGGCGAGGCAGTCAGGGCGCAGGCGCGATTGTGTGCTTCGGTGAGCGAGGCGTCGGCGTCGGGCGTGTCGGGCATGCGCGTCATATTACACAGGGGCGAGGTACTGGACGGCAACGGCATAACATACAAAACCGTCGACGGGGTCCTATGCTACGTGACCGACGTGGTCATGGCGTCGGCCGGCGAGGAGTACGTGTACACGGGATCGTCCGACGGCGCGCAGTCCGTATTCTTCTACGATCCGCTGATGCGCAATATCGGGAGCGTGAAAACCGATAACCCCAACGGGGAGTACGTGTTCCGAGTGCCGGGTGGCGCCTCGTACATGCGTGCCCAGTCGTTCGCATGGACGGATTCAACCTCGGACGTCACGCTGTCGCTGCGCGAGAAGGACGGCGAGGCCATACGGTGGATGCTGGACGGCAGATACGCGACCGCGCTTAACGTCGGCAGGGTGGCGGACGCCGTCGGCGGCGTCCTGTCCGACATGAAAGGCCTGGTGTACGGGCGTAGCTTTCTCCTCGGCGACGAGACCGTGCTGAGCCCGAGGTACGACGAGATGACGTCCGGCGCGTACCTGAACCCATCGGGCGGTACCACCCCAATTGACAGTGGGTACACGTCCGACTACATCGACCTCGACCTGCTCGGAGACACGTACGTCACCGTGAGGACCATGGTGTCGTATCAATCGCGCGCCGCCGCGCTCTACAATCGCGACCACGAATTCATCCGCATCCTCGGCGGCAACGAGGACACGCATGGAATCAAGAGCGTGGAATTTACCGTGTCCCTGCGCGAGTGCAGGATGATCGGTGGCGCGTACATACGGTTCGGGTTCTTGGGATACAGCGTTCCGGATGCGAACAAATTCCATGTCGTCTCGACGGCTCCGGTGGCACTCGGCGACTACATCGATTCCAGGAACGTGGCGTCCTATGCATCGAACGTCCTGTACGGAAAGAAGTACGTCGCCTGCGGTGACAGCTTCACCGCAGGCGCGGGACTGACCGGCGACGACTATGACCACGACCTCGGGACCGCGAAATCCTATCCGTGGTGGATTGCCAAGCGCAACGGCATGACCCTAGTCAACGAGGCCATATCCGGCAGCGACTTTACGAACATCGAAGGGGCGAGCAACCCGTTCTCCGTGGAACGTTACCTAGCTGTCCCTAACGACGGCGACTATATCACGCTCATGTTCGGCCTGAACGAATCCAACTTAACCGCCGAACAGATCGGCTCCAGACAGGACACCGGCAACACGACCCTGTGGGGCGCGTA